CGTTAGAGTCACTGCCGCCAAGCATTGCCATGTCCTTGAGCACTTGGTTCATAGTGTTGACATCTATAATGGCTGTGGCTGTGTCGGCCAGCTTCTTACCGATTAGGTCGGCTACCCCACCGATGACTCCACCAGTACCCTCTGCATACTCCGTTAAAAACTTAGACAGAGTATTCTTATTGCTGAAAGTCTCGGGGCGCTTGGCAAGCTCCAGCATCTGGCGGGTTCTACTTACCTGCTCAGCCGCTGCCTCGGCCTTGTCTCTATACTCTTTAGATTCTTTTGCTTGTGGGGAGGTTAGTTCAATCCTTGGAAGAACATTGCCGCCCTCAAACGTATCCCCGTCCCACTCTGGCTCAGGCTCTTCGTAGCCATTCTCAAACTGACTCATTTGTATCTGTGCTTGCTCTATGCGCTGAGAGTCTCCTGACTGTATTGCATCAAACAGGTTCTTCTGAAGAGCTTGCTTTGGAGTAGGTGTATCTACATCTTGCGCTTTCAAACCATTGACGTAGTTCATCTGTAGCTGCATAAGCTCCGGAGTTAGCTTCTGCCCGTTCTGTATTGCCATAACTAATTCAGGGTGAACATCTTTACTCTGCAAGGCTTGGAGCAATGCCCCTGCCGCCACCCCGCCAGATTCCTCAGGGGCTTTCTGATACTGTGCTAGAGTGCCAGTGTTGTATCCTAGGTCATTGAGTTGGATGGCTTGGGCCATGCCAAACTCTTCCTCACCAAGTATGCTGGACAAGGCATTTTTACGAGCCTCCATAGCTTGGTCTTGCATCTGCTGGGCCTCGTCCATTTTCTGCTTGCCGAGGTAGGCCCCGCCGAGATTGGCCAAGGCTCCCGCCCAGTTCACTTGAGCCTGTGGAGGCACATTGCCGAAGCCTTGCGTAGAGGTGACAGTGGGGTTCCCTAAGTTAGCGAAGCTCTGGCCTTGGTTACGCAAAGCCTCAGCCATTCGCAGCTTGGTTCTATAGTCGTTTAGGAATTGCGTAGCCATGATTACCTCTTAACCGAATAAATTGCTTAGTAGAGCTTCCATCTGGGATGCTTCAACATTGCCTCCCATCTTAGCCACCTCTGGACCGTACATCTGAGCCGCTCCCGCTACGGAAGGGTTCATAAACTGGCCCAGCTTTTGTCCTGCTGCCGCTGCCATGGGGTCCATGTTAGGACTAGCGTACTTAGGAGCCACATTAGGAGCTATCTGCGGTTGACTAGGCACCATGCCCCCGCCGACTGTACTCCCCGAGCTCCGTAGAGCATTGATGATATCACTTTGCATTGGATAGCTCCTTGTATGCTTCTAATAGTATAGCAAATAGGCCGGTGTAATTGACACCGAGTACGCCATTCTGCGCTTTTTCTGTTAGTTCAGGCATTTTCTCAGCAACTTCCTGAGCGATAACCCCTGCATCTGGGTTTTCTAAGCCTACCCACTTCCAAGTGACACCCTTAATATTCATCAGCTTGCTGATAGGGTCTTCTAGCGGGAGTATTTCCTGCTTGAGGGTTGCGTCAGAAGCAAGTATGGCTGCGGAGCCTAGGCCGACACCAGCATTCATGATATTACCCTTCTTCTGCTGATCCGCATTGTATTGTCCCATCTGAGCATTGTACCCAGCTTGAGCAGCATTGGTCATACTCCCAGGACTATAACCTGTGGCCCCGCTAAATCCTTGGAAGGTGGGGCGGTACTGGCTATTGACCAGGTTCTGGGCTTGCTGGGCCTGTTCCCAAGGCAGAATATAGTTCTGTAAGGACTGGTTATAGTTCTGCTGTTGTCCACGTAGAGCAGCCGCATATTGAGCTCGTGCTTCCTCTGCCCCGCCTATGGTGGCCTGATAACCTGCCTGAGTTGCAACGTCGCCATGTGCCGTCATTAGGTTGGTCATGGCTCTGTCATAAGCCTCAGTTCCGGGCTGAAGACCCTGCTGTCGCAAGCGTAGGTCTATGGCCTCACGTTCCCGTTCCTGCTCTGGTCGGGCGCGGCCCATAACTGACTCATACAGTGCGTCAGCTACTGCATCCCCACTGTAGTCATCCATACTGACCATTTCAGGGGCTTGGAATACACCTTGGTTCTCTAGTGCCATTTGAGCATTGCGAGAGATGCCCATGGCCCTGTCCATATCTTCCTTGACTTGTGGGTCCCATACTTCATTCTGTGTCCACGAGTAGCTATTAGGGTCATCTATAATGCCTTGGCGCTCTGCGTTTAGAGCATCTATCTGGGCTTGTAATTCCTTGTCTCCAACGGCCTTGGAGCTGTACTGCCCGTCGCCTCGCTCCCACCGTTGCAGCTCTGCCTTATAGCGTCTATCTTCCCGTTTCTGGGCATTTTCCCCGCCCCAGACTATATTTCTTCTAGTGGGCTTGGGTGCTCTGTTCTTATAGGCTGTGGCATTGCCTGTCCGCTGCTGCTCCTTTAGGGCTGCAATCTGCCTGTCTATGGAGCTAGTATCTGGGCCAGTTTTCTCCCACTGCATACTTCCGTATGGATTGTTCTGTGTTGGTCTATTCCAGCCAGTTATAGCCTGAGCAGCCATCATCTGGTTTTTAGAGTCTAGCTCCATTAACTTTTCATAGTCTGGAGCTGCTGGTGCGCTGCCGCCTTTACCGCCACCCATCTTAAGATACCTCTTTCAGATTGTTAACTACTCTAGACCACCGAGGGTCGTTTAGTATTTTGCACTGGTCAATGGTCATGCTGTATAAGACCAAGTCCCCTTCTTTACTGTATTCCTTGATACGTGCTTCTTCCACGAACCCAAAGTGTTTGTCTAGGGTGTGGGCCATATCATTACTCCCAGGAACTTGACCTATCAACTTCTTTATTCCAAGCTGGTTGAATGGATAGTCAAATATGGCCGCATACCAGTCCCGACTAGGACGTGCGCCATTGTCTATCCAGATATGTGCGCCGAGAGTTACTTCATTATAGTTGTCGTATATGACCCCTGCTATGGGCTTACCGTCATGGATACACACTATGCACTGAGCATGGAGTGTGGGAGCATACGCCAGCTTCTGACAAAGCAATGGGAGGAATATGTTTGAGCAATCAACTGTTTTCATAGCCCAGCGCCCTCTTCGAAGGTTAAAGTGAGTGCAGATAGTCTAGTTTGGGCCGTAGCTGCCACCCTAAGCAACAAAGCAGCAGCATATCCCAGCCCACTTACACCAGACCACGGTCTACTGACTAAATTACTGGCTGACCATAGAGCATCGTCCCAAATAGCTAAGTCCCACAAGGCTCCTGTGGAAAGCGTCCCGGGATTAGGGGGTGCTCCTGGGAGTGTATCAAGGTCGAAGTCTATGTTTAGACGTAGTGAGTAGCTAGGCTCGTTGACTGTTTGGAATATGGGCCTTACGAACTTAAAGTGTTTGATGGTCCCAGGATTACCCATGTAATTGAACGCGCTAAAGAATCCGGCCTGTATGGGTCGGCCGCCGGAGCCATCAAAGGCTACATTGTCTAGGTCATCTTTACCGAAGATATAAACCTTGTCCCCACTGCCGAAAAATGCCGCCCCCTTAAACTCAGAGAAGCAGTCCGCTGGTAGGTCAAACTTAGTCCACGCACCTGTCAGCGTATTCATTACATACTGGCGAGCAGGTATGTCCCCGCGCGAGGGAACCACAATGCCGACAGCCTGTAGGAAGAAGATGTTGTGTATCTCCCAGTCATCTACATAGCCTATAGAGTTTATGAGCTGGTTGAGGGTGCGGTTGATACGCTTGGTCAGGGTAGCCTCAAACAGTGCTGCATTGGCCTCCCCACTAACTACCCGACTAAGGGGCAGAATGCCTTCCTTGTTGAGCATTAGCACGTCACCACCGACATCTATGTAGGGCTTGCCTCCAATGGGGGAAGCAGTCTTAAACACCGAGCTGAGCTTCCAAGTGTCCACATTGTCAGGGTCTGTACCTTCGTAGATTGCAAGCTCGCCAGTAGACGAGGCGAACATTAGCCTGTCTTCTAGGTCTTCACCAGCATCTAGCGACCAAGGAGCGATATACTTTAGGAAGCCACCATCTGAGAATATGCTGCCCAGATAGAACGGCTTTGCCTCACCAGCTATAGAGTCAGTGGGTAGGTACCAAGCAGTCAGGCTATCCTTTTCCACAAACCATAGTCGGCGCTTAAATGACTCAACCCACATGAATTTGCTAGGGTCTATGCCAGATATTTTCCCAGGACTATCTGCTGGGTCATCCTCACTAAACTGTGTCCAAGATATGCCATCATATAGCCAGCCGCTGTCCTGCCCGTTTACTACGACTAGATAGGTACTGCTGACCGTTGCAAACTGACAGAAGCTGGTGTCCTTGACCGAACACTCCACAACTTTAGTGGGAGCGTCTGTTTTATCAGTTACGTCGAATATGCCTTCTGTGGTCGCAGCAAAAAGCTCCTCGGAGCCATCTGTGGCACGGAAAGGCATGAGTGTTCCTACCTGCCCCTCCAGATTTATAGCATACTCCGCATAGCCGCTGCGAGTAACTATGTCACCAGTAGAGGGGAACCAGTTTACCAAGTCCAGGCAGAACGAGGGGTCCATTGCCGCTATAGGGTCAATGTCATTTATTCCGCCAAGTGGAGGAGCTACGGAAAAGGATGTAGATACCCGCTGCTGTGTTCCTCTCTTAGAGTATGCCATGGCTATTGTCCGTAAGAGGTGCCTTCTGGCACGTTGTTCATTCCTATCAACCTAAAGTCTGAACCACCGGAAAGGTTAATCTCTTGTGCTCCTGCATTCTGCGCCATGTACGACTGGAGCAAGTCAGAAGCCTCTGTCTGTAGAGAGGTTGTATCTAGGCCCTTTATAGACCATAGCTTAACCTTGAGACCTGCAATCAACACCCGAGAGTCAAATAGGGGCTTGTCCCCTTCATTCTCTATACGGGCGCGGTAGATTGTAGGGTCTGTGTCGTCTTGTATGCAGTTCTTAGAGATGTAGTAAAACGAGACTGTTTCACCCGCTCCTAGGGTAGGATTAAACTCTAGTTCATTGCCTACAAAACGATATCTGTAATTGAAGCCAGTACCGACCAAGCCATATTGAACCCATCCCCACTGCTTAGGACTCAAGGGGCCATCTAGCCGCCGACGGTTATTGGTATCCCACTGAGTTTGGTTCACTTGCCGAGCAAAGTCTGCTGGGACGGGGAAACGCTCTAGTGGTGGGTCTGTCTGGGTAAAGTCTTCCTGCCGGAGCAGGAACTGCCAATCATGTTTGGTGATTAGCTCTTCGCACAGACCATTAAGCAGTGACAAAAGCTGAGGGCCTAATTCGTCAGGCCCTGCCCTTGAGGTTGTAACAGTTGGCAGTCCAAGCTCGGCGGTCACTGAATTTA